GTGCATCCCTATTACGATGACACTTTGCCGATGCTCCTTGTTGGAGTAGGTGAATCCCGTATCCATTTCACACTTTTCCATATTCCCCTGTACGCGATGAAGAACCGTATCGGGGCATCCGATGTCGGTAAGGGACTTGAGTATTTCGCCCGTATAGTAGCACGTCACGGCATAATATATGCGCAACGTCCAACCATACTTGTGAATACTCAAGTCCCGAATCTTCATTTTTCCTCCCTTTTTCCGTACTTGCGCCAGTTTCGCGCCAGCCTTCTGCGTTGTGCCCGGTTGAAGCGCTTGTTCTCGAATACGTCGTTCACCGCCCCGGCTAGTTCCTGGTACTTGTCGGCAGGCAGGTTACGGACGAGCGTTGCGATATTTTTCATCGATTTCGTCGTTGTCGTTTGTGAATTCGCTGATCTGGGGATATTCTTCCATGGCTACATCATCTCTTCCCACAGGATGGGTGTTCCCGAGCCGATGGTATCGGCATAGTAACGTGTAAATGGCAAGCCGTCGTATCCGTCTTCATCGTCGATATAGTCACGTATGAACATCGCCAGGTATTGTGGATTGGGTATCGACGACCCGAAATAGTCCGCCAATGCCATGTTGCAGACGTACACGCAATCATAGCCCTTGTCCTTTTTGAGTTCGATGCCGTACTGCTTGAGCAGCGCATCCACCTTATCCTTAGAATAGGGCTCGATCTTCTTGCCGTTCCTGTCCTTCATGCGGGAAACGGCGAATTCGCACATCTTCTTTGAAAAGTGCCAACCGTAATTTTCGAGATATTCCCGGAACCCTGCCGGGAAGTTTTCATGTGTATCTAACCTGTCCATATTTTTCGATTTAAAATAGGAGAGGGCACTGCGGCCCTCTCCCTCCGGTTTACCGCCTGCGATACCGCGAATAGGGGCCTGTACCCCTTACGCCACGGCGTTCGCCGTAGGCGTCGTCATACTCATACCCGCCGCGGTCATACTCGCCACGTTCGCCGTAGCCGCCACCTTGTCCGTAGCCACCACGCTCACCGTATCCGCCACGGCCTTCACGCCGGCCTTCTTCAAAGCCTTCTTCGTAGGCGCGTCGGAGCTCTCGCTCCATCTCCTCTTCGTGGCCGCCGAAGCCGCCACGGCCTTCACCTATGATTCTCCAACCCATAGTTACTTTGTTTTTGCAGGTGGTTCAGACTTGACAAGGCTCCTCAGTTCTTCCGCCGTCGGTATCTGGCTCAGCCGTTCGTTCATGTCAGCGAGCATCTTCCGCAACTCCCTGTTTTCGGCTTCGAGCTCTTTTGAACGCGCAGCTTCGGGATCGAGCTGCATCAGGATCTCATCGTAGACCTTCAGGTTGGCTTTGTGCCTGTCGAATGATTCCACGATGTCACGGCTTGCCTGCTGTGCCTCCATGATGGTCGGTTTCAACACTTCACGTGTCGTCGCTACGGTAAGGCCGTCTTTCGAAACGATGTCCGCTTGCATAGGGACGCCCCAGGGCTCGTTGCCCTCTATCGAGATGTTGATGAATTGCGGCATCGGCGAGAATTGCCCGGGCTTTTGGGGCGGGAAATACGGTGCCGATACATCTTTTACGTTGGCTGTATAAAACTTAGGCTGTTCCCTGTTGTCGAAAACGTAGACTAAGGAGCCTTTTCTCAAGTTCTGAAACATCTTGGTTAATGATTTGTGAAAGGTAGGGGAGAAGGAGCCCTCCTCCCCGTCTTTCGGTTAATTGTTTTTTTTATTCAGACGGCACCGGTCATCAATTGCAAAGTATCGGTCTGCTTGTCATACCATATCTGGTATACCCCTGACCCCGGAATATCCGATACTGTAACATTTGCTCCGTTGTACGTCGTCAGATTCTTATTTTGCCCGTTGGTTTCAAACAGCACGGGAAGTGTTCCCGTTGTGCCGGCAGGGATTTCCTGTACCAACTCAACCAGCACGAGTCCCCGGTACCACGAATTTGCAAATGCGTGGTTGGGAAAGGAAAACACAACCCCTGTGGTCTCCACTGTCACGCCTGTAGTTTTTAGTACCGGTATGCCTCTGCGGTTAACATACTGAAATGGGAATACTGCCATATTTTTGTATTTTAAGTTATTATAACTAATTTTACATCGGGATAGGTTGGAGTCATGACCAACTGATAAGGGCTTGCCAAACGTCCTTCCCTCTTTTTCTCGTTTGGCACCACTAAATTGTTTGGCAATGACAAATCGGGAATTCATAGAGAGTGTTGCTCTCGAAGGAGAAGAATGGCGTATTATTGATGGTACGCTCGGCTATTTCGCGGTATCTGATTATGGTAGGGTTTCATCGCTATCCCATCGCGTGAGCGGAGGTAATAACAATAGTTGGATGACTAAACCTCGCATATTAACTCCTCGCCCAAATCGGGGAGGATATTTGAGAGTTAGACTTACATCCCTACACGGAGTAGATAAGACTGAATTAGTCCATAGGCTTGTTGCTAAAGCGTTCATCCCCAATCCTAATAACTATGCATATGTAGACCATATAGATGGGAACCGGACGAACAATGTGGCACGTAATCTTCGTTGGTGTACTCGTTCAATGAACATGCTTAACCCTGTCACAAGAGAGTGTGCAGCAAAAGCACGAAGAATACCCAACAAGAAAAACAGAAAGCCAATTGTCCAGATTAAAAATGGAATATTGGTTGCAAAATATAAAACAGCATCCGAAGCCCATCAATTACACGGATTTCACATCGGAGGAATATATGAATGCATTCGAAAACCAACTCGCACATTGAAAGGATTTCATTGGCGCTGGCTTTCGGATTGGGAAGCCTCTTATCAGTAAGTCAAAGAACATTTCACCTATCGGCGAATAATAGCATTATCCCCAAAATCCGCCGCTCCCCCCAAAGCCAAACCCTGCACCATATCCGAGACCATATTGTGCGGCAATACACGTAGGCACACCGACAATAGGCGAATAGGGCACGGTAGCCGTTTCGGGCAGCTTGCACTTGATGCTATTCACGTCATTCTGCAAAGCCGCTACAGCGGCGTTCACGGGTGCTACAGCCTGTCCTACAACACCGGCCATGTAGGCGTTTTGGTGTTCGAGGTTGAGCTGCGTGGTCAGCGTGCTGTTCTTTTCGCGCAGGGCATCAATTTTATCCTGCAATGCAGCTGCCTGCATTTGATCCAGTTTGGAAATTATCGCTGTAGTCCCGCTTTGAGAAGTTTCGCGAATTGTGTTTTGTAAATCACAGGTCTGACGTTGTGTTTCATAGGCAACGCTACTGAATCCGCGCTCCATGCCCACATTGACGCCATTGATGGCCTGCTTCATATCGCAGCAGCACGCGGCGATCTGGTTGCCGATTTGGCATCCCATCGACTGTACAGCGTTGATGATCTGCTGGCTTGACATGCCGAGGGTGCCATGGATGTTGCACAGCGTGTTCTGAATCTGCTGCGTAGAGCAGTTGAGCGACGATGCCAGCTGATTGATGGCTGCGCCGTTCCCTTGGATTGCGTTCATAAGAAGTTCCCGTCCGGCGTCACCGTTGAGCTGCGCAGGAAGGCCATTGGCGTTGTTACCGCCGAAGCCGTTGCCACCAAAGCCGCCCCAGCAGAAGAACAGCAGGATGATCCAGATCCACCAGCACCCGTCACCGCCCCATGCACCACGGTTATTATTACCGTTCATGAGTGCCGCTACGAGGTTGGGATCCATGCCCTTGTTGCCCATCATTGACGAGACGAGAGCCGCGATGTCAAGGCCGCCACCCGAGCCGCCTCCATCGAAAATATAAGTTTTATCCGAACCCATTTTTAATGATTATTGAATGATTGCCGCCCCTGTCAAGGCCGGGCGTTCACCTGTTGCAACATTGCAAAGGTGGCTGCGGGCGGCAGGCATATCAATTCATTGGGGCGCAGATGGGAGGCAACTTCTTCGCAATAAGTTCGCACTGTATTTCGAATATAGGGTGGCTGTATCGCTTGCGCTCATCGAACCCGGAGACCATCTTCTCTATGGCGCGTCGGGAGAACCGCATCATCCGGGCGATGTCGGTGGTGTACATGCCGTTCTTATGGCAGAAGTGTACGAGCATGTAGCGCGCATCGACCACATCTTGAAATTTATCCTTCGAAAGGATTTGTTCCTTAGCTATTTCAGTTTCAAATGCAACACATTCGAGTATTTGTGCAAAAAGCTCTGATTTACGCATATACTTTCCCGATTTTTTATTATAAATTTGTTATACCACTATACAAAAAGCCAACACACCGATTCAAGGAATAAGTCCTCAATGTGGTGCGTTGGCACAATCGTATAGTGGTATATGCGGGAAAGCGTTGGGGACTTTTTTATGCCCGTACCCCAAGGCCCGTTATTCGGTTACAACCGATGGGAAGTCATCCCAGTATATGTAAATCATCTCTTCCATTGCGCGTAGTGTTTTCGTATTTCAAGGTATTCAGGGTTATCTTCATGGGCATATGCTTCCTGTTCGAAAGTTATCCTTCGGTACTTGAAGCCGTGAAATACCCAATCCAATAGGTAGACGATGTAGAAGGGCACATATAACAGTTCTCTCATCTGTGCGGTGTGTATCGCTTCGTGGTTTTTATTTTTATCCGACAACGGGCGGGCGGACTTGCGGGCAAATACGATCCCGAACAGATTGATAGCCTTGTATCCCTTGAAGGGGATGATGTCGTTATAAATTATCTTCATACCTGTCAGAATTGCCATAAAATAATACCTACTCCTACGCCGACCGTAGGCTGGAACCCCTGCGGCGTGTACGCCGCCCCGACCCCGGCAGTCAGGGCGAAGCGGCTCCGCCGGGTGACTACCTGCTGTCGGATGGTCGTGCGGTCGTATGTTTCTATCCAGTCGAGCGTCGGCCGCAGGTTGCCGATCCGCGGCCCGCTGACCTGTGCCCGGTAGGTGCTGTCCGAGTAGGGGCGCGTTTCCATCGCCACCTTCATTTGCACGCTGTCTGCCCCGATTTTCACAACGACGGTCTCCGTTACCGTGTCGGGCGGCGCGAAGAGCAGCACCGGCACCGAGATGTCGGCCAGGCGGTACGTGCCGGGCAGCGGTTCCGGCCGCGGATAGAACACCGTGTCGATGCGCGTTGTTTCTTCGACAACCACCGACGCGGCGCCCCGGCGGTATCCCCAGCCGAAGAGCAGCGCCCCGGCCGCAAGGGCGGCGAGCAGGTAGAGGATCAAGCGTTTCATGCCTTTACGAACAAATCCCACCCGGCCTGTACGTCGAGCATCTTGGCCTCGACGCCGTTCTCTACGAACGACATCGCAGCTACGATGGGAACCATCACGTCGCGGTTGGTCGTGGTGATCCGACTGTCGGCGGGCACCCCCGATCTTTCCGCCACGGTGCGGACATAGGCGTCCGTGTGGTTCTCCTCCGACGGGGCCCAGCGGCCGATCATCTTGCGGATCGTGTCCAGCCCGTAGTTACGCTGGTAGTTGTTCAACAGCTTGAAGGCAGCCCGATAGCCGTATGCCACCGTCGTAAATTGCGCGAAACGCTTGTCTTTCGACGGTACGACCTCGCCCTGCCAGGGATTGCCGCCCCGTGTCTTCTCGATGTTGAGCGGGTTGTTGTTTCTGAGCCCTCGTGTCATTGCGCGATGTGTTTAGTGTACAGGATATGCCCGACCCATCCGGCCATAGCACAAACAACCCCCACGAGGATGTAACGCGGGAATACGATTCCGAGCACTACGGCCACGGCCGCAACGATGCTCCATACGATCCATTTCTTTTTCATTTGTCCTTTTGTTTTTGTTTGTAGTTTTCCAAATAGGGAATCTTCTTAATCATCTCGAACGAGAGCACATAGTACAGGAAGTCGATGTATCGGTTCTTCGGGAATATGCGGTTCAGGTTCTTGAGGATGTTGACCCCGTAGAAATATATCAGGGCATATACTGCGAGCGAGATCGCCGACATCGCCCCGTCGTGGTTGTCGATGTTGTCCCCGACGAGCAGTATCATAGCCATCAGTCCCGATATTACCGCAGCCTCGGATATGCACTTGAAAGCCTTGCGGAATATGAATCCTTCGTGCTGTACGAGCACGCCGGCGAACAGGCCCGTGAAAAAGTTTGCGGCGAATATAATCATGCAGGCCGTCAGTATGTCGTGTATCGGGGCTATGGCGTTGAACATGTACACCAGGGCACCGATCAACACCTGCCATACTTTTTCGCAGAGCCTTTCTATAAATCTCCACAATGCTTCCATAGGGTGTATTCTATTGTTCGGGCAACACGTTTGTCTGCGCCTGGGGCGCCGCTTCCGACTTCTCCAATTCTGCGATCCTCTGTTCGAGCCGTTGCAGCACCGCGGCTAAAGTTTCTCCTTCGGAAACAAGCACGGCTTCGGCTACGGTTACGGGATAGAACGGCTCGCCGTTGGGCTTGTTGGTCATATACATCTTCATTGCTCAATATTTTGAAAGTTCATAACCGTTTCTTCGGCGGCCAGCTCTTCGGCACGTCGGGCCCTCAGCTCCGCAAGGGTCTTTTCATTCGCGTTGTACTCCGCGTTGGCCGCTTCGTACTCCTCATAATCCAGGGGATAGGTAGCCCGGAAGTCAAGGCCGGACTTACTGCATTTGGCCGCCCTGTCGTCGGACTTGGCCATGACTGCCCGTAATTCGAGCTGCCGCGATTCGAGGATGTTGATTTGCTGTTGTGTTTCCATGGTTCAGGTGGTTATAAAGCACTGACCGTACGCACGAAGTAGGTGTTATACTTGTAGTTGCCGTTCAAGTTGCCCGTGTAGCCATTGTAGACGAACGCGAGGGCGTAATTGTGCTCGCATGACGTTCGAAAAGTAGTGTTAGACCCGTAACAGGTCGCCTTACCGAGGCGTGACAGCGTGCGGTTTACGGGGTCTTTTTCCACGTCGGCAGCCGTCAGCACGCGGTCGTGCATGAGCAGATAGATTTCGTCGGCGGATGGCAGCCACCATGCGCCCGCTTCCAGTCCGGTAGTTGCGCCCTCGACCGTGATGCCGTAGTCGAGAGCAGCCGCAGCGGCCGGGTAGCGGTACTGTGTCTTACCATAAATGTCCTCGAAGGTAAGCCGCCCGATCAGGTGAGTGTCGGTCTTGCCGTCGCGCAGCAGCGCACCATAAGCTGCGGGGTATTGCAGCAAATGTTCTCCGAACAGATAATCCCGGTAGGTCGGATAGGCGGCGACCAATGCCGGATTGGCTTCTTCGGTAAAGGCGCTTTCGCGGATAATCTCGCCGCTGCCCGGTTGCTGTCCGGTTTTCTCACTTCCGTTGGCCGAATAGTATCGCAGGAATTCTTCGGGATTACAGCCTGCTAACGACGCATCAACCCCGTTCTTACGGCGGACGGGATCGGTCGCCCCCTCGATCAACACCCCCGTCAACGTTGTTTGGTAGTTAATGTCTTCCGGTGTCCTTGCGATCTGACAACCGCCAACAACGGCAATCGCCGCACGGGAGGCGTTATACGTGTTCGAACCCATCACGACGAAATTGTCCGCCGCAGTCGCCGCCCATCCGCCATAATCCGTCGAGGAGTAATTGGGTGTCCCACCTTTGAGTTTCGCGTTGATAGCCGATGCAACATCCGCGAGCGTTGCGCCTGCGGTATACGCTATCGACACCTCTGCGGCGGCAGGGGCGGAACCGAGCTTCAACACGATTGTGCCGCCCGCAGCGAGATCGAAACCCGACAATGCAACCTCATAAGAGTATGCCCATCGCTGGCTGCCGACCGTTGCATTTTCGAGCGATACGATCAGCACCCGCTCGCCCTGCCGGGCATAGACCACGGCCACCGGGACAAGCTGCGGCGGCAGCTGCTCTGCAACAAGCGTCGCACCCTTGACGAAGCGGATAGTTCCCGTGGTCTTGTCGAAGACCGCAAGGTCACCAACCCCGGCGGCCGGCTTGTCCACTACGACGTTCACGCCGTCGTAGATGAGCGCCCCGTCGTCCTCGATGTAGGATACCGCCGACTGTGTGTCCTTGCGATTCTTGTCGGCCGTGTAACCCGCCTTGTTGGCGTATTTGTTGACTTGTGACATGTTGTATGTAGTTTAAGCGTTCTTCCAGTCCGACACCGCGCCGTTACCCACGGAGTGGTAGACCGCGTTGTTCTTCGTATCGACATAGAACTGCCCTGCGCGGTCGGGGGCTTTCGCCGGCGCGCCCTCGCCCGTGACGACCAGGTTGTTGTCGCCCCAGACGCCCAGCTTCTTCACCTGCAATTCCGGGATCAGCACTTTGCCCGAGAGCACTCCCACGAGTAGCCCTTCGAGGTGCGTCACGCGCGCTTCGAGCGTGCAGTCCGAGTGCGCGATAACCGAAATTTCGCTGAACGAAGCATCCGACCACGGCGTGAGCTTGTGCCTGGACAAGAAGTCGGCATCGGTGATCTCCGGCCCCGTCGTGTAGTAGGTGTTGCCCAGCAGCGTGACGTCGACCTGTGTGAAGGGAGCGCCGCCCTCCACGTCGGGCATGTAGAGCGATTTGGTTCCGTCGAGCGACAGCAGGCGGCAGCCGATGATCTCGACGGCCATATTTTTCGCCGCAGCATCGGTGCTTGCGTGGATGGTGGCCGCGCCCGTCGAAGTGCCTACGTGCGTGTCGCTGACGCACTCGCAGCCGTCTAACCGAATGGTCTGGTTGTCGGCAAGGCCCGCGCCGACGGGTGAATGGCACGTACTGAAGAGTTTGCAGTTCCGTACCGTCGTGAAATATCGCTCAGATGCGGCAAAGACCGAATCGATATGTATGCAGTAGCAGGCTTGGTGACCGCCGGCGCTGGCGTCCGTATAACTCTCGTCGTTCAGGCAGTTGACGGTCATGTTGGCGATGGTGCATTCGCCGCCCGCCTCGATGATCTTGGCGCGGTTCACGGAGTTGTTCTCATACGAGACGATGACGCCGTCGCGGCTCTCGCCGATAAGCGATATGCGGTTCGCCCCCTTGTTGATGATCGCATACGGGTAACCCATCGCCACATTCTTCGGGGCCTCGTGATCGTAAAGGCCGTTGCGGATAAACACCGTAACCGCGTTGTTCACGACATCGAAGGCGTCCCTTGCGAAGTCGCACGCCTGCGCGACCGAGAAGAAATGCCCCGTCCCGCCCTCGTCCACGGTGAAGGAGTCCGTGTCGAAGTTTTTCAGCGTGGCCCGGCTCTCGGCATCGCACCATGCGTCATAGTTATTGAGCGTGACGATCAAATCCTCGATGGTGACCTTCTGGCCGATATTGGTGGCTGCGGATATGCTGGTGCCCACATTCAGCCCTCCCGCTACCGACGCCGCCTTGCCGCGGTAGTAGATTTCGTAGGTGCGGTCTGCCTTGAGGACGAACCAGCGGCCCCGCTGGTCGAGATTGTCCGAATAGGTAATGATCCGCAAAGAGCACTCTTTGTCCACGCGCAGCTTCATGCGCACGAAAATAAAGTCCGAAGCTGCGACCGGGATGCGGCTGGTCAGGGAGAAGTTCGACGTCACGCCTGACTGCGTAGGCGTAACGACCATGCTCCGATCCGTGATGTCCGAGCCCGTATTGTTATAATAGCTCTTCGTAAAGTCCTTGAGGATGTAGGCTACGTGGTCTTTGTAGCCTAATTCAGTATTCAATTCTTCCGAAGTCACATATCCGGAATCATTTTCCAGTTCGGACAGTTTCGTGGGAAGCTCCGTGCGGTCGGCCTTGCCCTGAATCATCTCCTGCAATGCAAGTGTCAACTTGTCCCAGGATACGGTGTTGTTGAGCAGGGAGGCGCGGATTTCGGAGCCTTCGACCGTAACCTGTATCTCGGAACCGATAGAGCCGACATATACTTTCACGAAGTCAGAAACCGGGATGGAGGATATGGAGCCGTCGGCATTTACGAACTCGATAGATTGGGTATCCTCGTTGTAATGCAGCCCCATCATCTCGATAGGCAGGTCGATGATGAACTTGGCACCGCCCTTTGTCGTGAAGGTCAGCTCGTAGGTTTTGTCGTTGAACTCCGGCATTCCTACGCAGGTGTTGAGCAGTTCCCGGATGTCGGGATGCGCCGTGGGGGAGGTGTTGTGCCGCTCGATCTGGCCGCTGACGTCCGGGGTGGGAATTTCTGAGATCGCCTTGTCTGTATAGTTTTTGGCTTCGGTCAGTGTCTGCGCATCCCCGCCGGATATGTTGCTATTGAGCTCCTCGGACATAGCGTCAAACGTATCGCCGACATTATTCCATAGCTCCGCCGCCTTGGTGTCCGTGTACGACTTTGCCTCAGCCAGCGTGCCCGCTGCAGCCTCCGTCAGCTCCTTCTTGGATGCCTTGTCGGACAACTCCTTCCTTATCTCCGTGTCGTCGTAGTTGGAGAGCCCGGCCAGCTTCTCCTTCTCCTGGTCGGTGTAGTCGTTCGTCGAAAGCCCTTTCCCTTCTTCCTTGTCGACCTTTGCGGCAAGGGCTTTTGTTGTAGCATCCTGCGACATGGCAATATACTGGCTGTCGCCAGTACTTTGCGCCAAATTCAGCGAAGCCCGCAGGTTCGGGGTGAGATATGACCCGGTTTCGTTTGTTATCCGGAGAATATAACTGTCCTCACTATCCTCCTCGACTTCGATAGAGGGGGAAAACCCTTTGAGCATCTGCAACAGTGCCACAATAATTTCTGCGGGGAGTTCCGTTTCATCGCTTTTCCCCGGCCATAATTCTATAGTCTCGACACCCGGGATTTCAATATCCATTTTCCCGTCAGGAAATTCGTCATCGGGAATATCCATGTCGAGAATGTAGCCCAATGTTCCGCACCCGAGCCTGTGATGATCGAAAAACACTATTGCCGCACCCGGGAGCGTGTCGACGGGCTTGCAATTGATGTAATTTTCTCCATCGAATGACGCTACGTATTTGTCGACTGTATGTGTCGACGGGGTGCTGAATGTAATACGCCACGGATAATCGGGCAGTTTATCCGAGTTGAAGCGGATAATAAGCCTGAAATCACTATGGTAATTTATGTGTGTAACATTCTCCACGTTACAGGTGTTTGGCGTCATTATTCTTTGGCGGGAATCATTACCGATGTGGTGGCATAGCTGTCGTAATCCTTGCCCAAACTCGCAAATTGGTCTCTGTTGTCCAGGTTCTGATGTATCCACCATTCTGCCGCTTCTGCAGTCATGTTCGCATTGGTTATGACCTTACCTTTGTAGCGAAATGCTCCTTGTTTGAGGACATATCCGCCATTATCCGTGTTGTCCTGTTTCATCTTGATTAAAATGTGCGTTATCGCGTCTTTGTACTTGTTCGGGCAGTTTTGGGAAAAACTGCCAGCGAACGATTTCCCGGTTACCATCTCGTAATGGGATTCTATCGTCCGCTTATCCGAAGCGGTGAGAGAGGCGTTTAACCTCTCCCTGTACCATACTTCGGGATTCATCACGAGGCGGGCGACAAAAGCGAATCAAGTGCCGCCTTCGTAGTCTCGTAGTCCGTCGAGAAGAAGAATATTTGCGGGGTTTTGGCGCCTTCTTCGATCATGTCGACAGTCCAGCCTCCCTGCGTGTCGTCACTGTACTTGTCAAGGGTTGCGTTCTGCCCGACGGCGCCCTGCTCCCAGCCTATGACGGCGAATGCCTGCTCGCCATTCGCTCCCTTGTTGTTGTTCTCGTAGATGATGACGTACTTGTTCTGCTTGAGTGCGGATACATTGAGGGCGTTCGTCGGAGAATCCGCCAGCATGACGATAGGGATGGTCTTGTTAAAGGACATTCCGATTGTGGCGTTCTGATCCTCGTATGTGAGGCCGCTGAAAGGTGTGTTTGAGGGAGCCGAAGCAGTGTATGCCTTCTTTCCGGTTCTGAGGACGAGGGTGCTGATTACGTTTCCCGCAATCCTCGATGCCTTACGGTCGATGTCCTCTTTTTTGATGATGTAAACGATCTTCTCGACACCCTTGCCGTAATCGTCGTTACAGTCATTCAGGATGTTCGCGCCAAGGTTCTCGGCGCATGCGTTTTGTTCTGCCATTTTTCAGCCTATTTAGTTTTACAAAAAGTCACTAATAGAGCTTTATGGCCGCCGACAGATATGTTGGATGTACGCGTCATTTCGTTTTGTCGTCTGTTGCTTATCTCACCATAAGCTCTGATGCAAATATGCCTGTGTGCATTTAAATAACAATGGGGCACACTATTTTTTTCTACCCAATTTTGCAAGGTTGGCTGCTACCTTCACCCGTCTCTGTCCGTTGTCAATGTCTTTTACGAGGACGATAGGAGACGGGAGGTTGAGCAACACCCGTTCCATCATTTGTTCCACGCCCCTCATTCCGTCTCCGCGTTGGGGTAAATTGGATACCTGGATGGCATTACCCCCACTGGAAACATTCATAGCCGACAATACGGCACCCCAATCATTCACGGCTTGGGCGGTCATAATGGCCTCGCCATTCGATACCCGGGCAACAATGCTATCGGAGGTGCCAGTACCGGGCCCTGTAATAAGACCGCCGGATGCGTATTTAGGGCTCTGCGTGGAATCAAGTTGCTGCGTAGCTTGGGCAATGGCTGCGATAACAGCAGCAACGCTTGAGGCAATCGTAATAGGCAGTAAAAACCAGGGTGCACCATTTGCTCCGGCAGCCACTGCATTTGCAATAGCGGACGCTTGAGCTAAAGCTACTTGAAATACAGCGAATGTTTTTGCAAATGCAGCATATCGTTCTCCTTCACCACCGAGAGCATCGAACATTGAAGAAAAGGATCCGGCAGCACCGGAAATTGCCGATACGAGTTGTTGGGTGTCGGTGATCCGTTGCATATTGATTTGCTTTTCCGTCTCTCCTGTTTTGTTTATGGCATTTTGCAGCTCAATTTCAGCTTGTAATCGCGCATTCTGGTACTGTAACCCGTTTTCATATAGCTCTTTTTGCTGTTCCTCAGTAAGATTTGAAATCCATACTAATTTATCTTTGGCTATTTTTAATTCGCTTTCTGCCACAAATTTTGCAGCACTTAATCGTTCCTTATCGTTTTGCGGATTCATTTTAGCCACTGCCAACTGGAATGCGAGTTCTTGTTGGCGGACTTGCTCGTCGAGGTTTTGCCGACTGTATTTTACGATAATCCCCTGCCTATCTTTCTGATATTTTTCCTCCATTGCTAAAAGCATCTGATAGGCAGTATCAGTGTCTATATTTTCCTCGGAAAGTTTCTTCCAATATGCCTCTATGTCTTTATCGTAATTCTCTTGTAGTGATTTTAGCTCGTTTTCCTGTGTCTTTTCGCGCAATGACTGCACAGCGGATAATAAATCTTGTTCTGCCTTGAGCTGTTGCCCCAGGTTTTTCTGGAATTGAATTGTTGCACGTTTTGCGGCAGCTTCAGCTGTTTTTTGCTGCTTGTCAACCTCTTTGGACAGGGTTTTAATTTCCGTATTTGTAGAATTTATACGTTCAACTAATTCACGTTGCGAAGCAGCTCTTTGAGCATCAAGGCGTATTAGTTTTACAGCGGCTTCATTTTGTGCGTCCAGTTCTGCAGTACTGCTGTTTGTGAAAGACACCCTTAAATCAGCTATTGTCTTTTCCTCTTTGGCAATACTTTCCAAATTATCGTAGTATTTATTATTTAGATCAATAGCTTCTTTTGCGTATTTATTTCTTTCTGTTGCAGAGTATTTTTCCTTATCCATCGCCTTTAAGCGAGCGTCGGCAATTTTAGATTCAATTTCTGCATTTTCAAGGTTTATTTCCCTGCGCCGGATTTGAAGGGCTTCCTCTTGTTCTACCAAACTCATACGTTGTTTAGCACCTTCTTCAATTTCTTTTTTGCTAATGCTTACATTGGGGAATAGTATGGAGCCAAAAGGTAATTGACGGCCAATTAACGCCTTTGTTTCTTGTTTTAACTTTGTCCAATATGAGGACATTGCGCCTTTAGCTAAAATCCATCCTGCTGCTTGTTTATCAATTTGTCGGGTATAAGCGTCCATATATGCCCGCGCATAAGATTGTGCCTTTTCGTTTTGATAGAAAAGTGTTTCACTTTCTTTTATCCGATTGTTCATTTCATTGATGCGAGATGAAACAAGATAATATGCCGCTGCCAATCCAGCTAAAAACATACCTACTGGAGTGGCAATAAATGAGGCTAATTTCTTGGTTATATTCCATAATGCAGCACCAACCGTATTTAAAACAGACGCAAATCCGTTTCCTTCTGTCGTGGCTTCTAATAGAGAGTTTGTAAATTGATTATTAAGACCAAGCACATTTTTTATTGCATCCTCATAGCTTCCTACCTTTGAGCGATAGTTGCCGAGTGCTTGTTCTGCGCTATTTATAGCTTCTTGTTGGGATTTGATGTCCTTTGCAAGTCGTTGTCCAAATTTTCCTTCTCGCTCAGTGGCGCTTAGTTCATTATACTGGGTAGTCAGTTTGGAAACATTCGCTCGCAGCTGATTGATAGAACCTGATGCTCTTGTTTCAATTTTAATATTGTTCTGAATTTCTTTTTCATATGCTTTTTTTTCTGCCGTAAGAGCTTTTGTCGTGCTTGTAATTTCGAGGATGGCCTTGTTATACTCTGTGGCCGACATCTCCCCGTTCTTATACTCCTGCTTCAGCTCTGTGAGGTTTTTCTTGTTTATCTCTATCTCCCTGGTCGCTGCCGCCCATCCCTGCACCAGCTCTCTGTAGTTGAACTGGATGTTAATAATTTTGTCTATCGTATCTTGCTGTGCCATATGCCTCTATATGGTTAAATGGTTAATGAAATATTATGGTTCCTGCGAGACCTCGACATCGTAGGCCGTGGTCTCGCTCGCTTCTATGTTGTGCCACTGCATCGAGATCGTCCCCTTGCGCAAGTCACCCGTCTCGTTCTTCGAGACGGCGAAGGCACGTCCCTCGCCCACCGCCACCGTGCCCGGGATGTCCCCGGTGATGGTGCTGCTGCCCACAGCCCGACTGATGTCCGAAGCCGAACCGTTGATGGTCAGATAATAGTCCGGGACAACAACTTCTTTTATAGCCTGCAACTGGATCAGCTGGCACTCGCATATGCCGTTTTCGCCTGTTTCTACCGAATACAGGCCATATGTCTGCCCGAATTGACCTATGTATATGGGCTTTGTATAATCAAGGTTATGCAGATCTATGGCTGTTAACTTGGCCTTCACTGTTATCAGACGCAGTTTGTCCACGGCTTTTTGGTACCCGTTGTATTTCTTTGCGACGATCCCGTTCTCACCACCAAAGCGCATATTTTCTCCGAAATATCCGAACCAGTATAACCCCGTGCTCGTATTGTCGATGATGGCTTGCAGGATTCGCGCCGAGGGTTCGTTGTAGTCCACTGTTTTCCCGTCGTCGGATGTCGTATACATAGGAATGCGGGCACACAGCGCATTGGCATCCGATGCAAGTGGGGCATTTTCGGACGCTGAGAATGGAAGCTCCACGAGTTCGTTCTCCTTGTCGATGTTAACATTCTCGATCCGTATTTCCCCGGCGGTGTCCGTGATCACATCGTCGTCGTTGTCATAATCGAGCGTGTTTTTCTGTGCCAGGTCATCGAGCGAAAATATGGAAGATTCCGGGCGGCTGACATCATGCCGATCATTAAGGATGACTTTGCGGCTCCAGTCTATTGTGCCTCCGTTTGTGAGTTTGGCGTAAATGTCATCTACGCTTATGAGTTTGATTGTATCCGGGGCGTCCTTATCCGGGTATGCGAACAGCCCGGCCATAGACATCAGAGCCGAGAGGAAATCTCCCTGCGAAATGTCCGGAAGATTTACCCCGATAGGATATTCGGATGGGAATATCATTTCAATATCCCCCCATAACTTTACAGACCAATTCAAAATAATATCATGCGCTCCATCCGATTGCACATTGTAAAAGTCCTTGAGTTGAATAGATATGTTGCTTATGCTATCGGTGTTTATTTCGTATTCTTTCGGAAAATCTTTTGTGTAAAATGTATATACCGCAGAGGTCATTCCCGAAGTTATTGTTATTGGAGCACTTGATATTTTTAAAATATCCTTACCGCCTCCCTTAACTATAACATGTATTTGTTCTTTTAAACGCCAAGAAGCCCCACTCACCCTGCACGTCACGTTGAAAGTATCTCCTGTCGTATTCGGATTTATACTTAAAAACATATGACTAGCTCCAAGTGTCTGAAATTCTGACGTCCCATTCATACTGGGATTCGATGGGTCGTATGGCATATATATATTTTTCGGATCGTGGACTATATAATTATTTAAGTTTGATTCAAATGATGTCCGATTCCCTCTTCCATCAGATACGATCCTTGATGCTTCAAAATAATCTACTGCGCCTGAAATGTCGTCGCCGTTTTTTGACACCAAAGGAAGCAATAAAGGATACGTAAGTCCCCCATACAGTCTTTCTTTGCCGTCGATGGTGATGCCATTGTACCGCTCAATAGCCGTAAGTACATCTTGTACTTCGATAGACGGATGCATGTATTCGGGGTTGGCGATACCTTGCCCGAAATCAATGCCGAAGAATCCCATCTGCGGCCTCTCATATCCATACTCCAAGAGTGCCGATGCGCTGTTCCATGGTATCGACCCTATGTTCATGGAATAGAGCGTTTGTGCCAGGTCGCGCAAATTTGCATCGAACAGGGGCTGGAAGTTGTCGACATTTCCCCACGTAAGAACCACACTTATTACGTCCGAAATCTCCGTAATAACGGCGTATCCGGATGTGAACAGCGGTACTCCTTCCTGATACAATCTTGCCGGAAGCTTCACATAGGGTGCATCCGTATAGATGTCGGTGCGTTCCGCATAGCCTATGGCCTTGCGGTTCTTCGGCGTCAGCGGTAAGTCTATATTGTACGACCTATTGGACTGTATGATGTCCAGTCCTGAAAATATCGGGCTTTGATATACCAAGGATATATAGTTGTCGCTGGACAGATCGCACAGGATGTCGTTTATGTATAGTTCGTAGTAGGTCATACGTTATAGGTCTTATCGGTAATTTCTACGACTAAATCTTTAAAATAAGCGCCGTTATCTTCGGCTTCTCCCTCCTCTATACTACACCGGCGCCATTGCTCCGTTGCGCTGTCGTAGTAGCTTATGTCGCGCCCGGCGAGGATGGATTTACACAGGTCGTATATATCCTGATCTACAAGGCGACTATGCAGCGTGTATGTCTTTGTGAGTATCTTACTTTGGGCTTCATACGGTTGCAGGTTCTCATTCAGTAGTGAATAGGCATCCTGGATAGATATTTCGTCCCTCGCCGTCTCTATACTCCACCGATATATGTAAGGGATGCCGCCTTTATCCGTCCATTTGACAAGCATCCCATCGGTACACCTATCTATCTCGATGGGAAATTGAAAGGTGTTGGCAAGGTTGGGGTTATAGACGCTTATCTCAACATACGTATCCCCATCCCATCTTACCGTCGATGGATTGAACTCCGCAAACGGTTTCGAGGACATGCCACTGGTGACGATGACCCCATTCTCTGTTTCCACCTCTATTTGCTCTGTCGTGAGCTTGGGGATAAAGATGGATTGGGTTATGTTGAACCCGGGGTATACCACGATTTTCCTGGCGGAAGGGTAGTTGGTTACATCTCCCGCGGCGGCATTCTGTGCCGAGATAGGGATTATTTCTTTTTCACAGGTGCCGATAAGAATAGTATTGAGCGTGTGAGTGGCTGATCCATCGCCAAACTCAACTATGAGCACCACATTGTTTATGAATGTTGCCGAATAGTCCGCGGCCAGCGATTCCAATATTGCCGTCAAGGGGAAAACAACGGATTTTCCTACTCCCGAGACATTTCTGGATAGGACTATTGATGTTGCTCCATATGATATTCGCAGCTTCACTTCTGTGCCGTAGTCCGGATCTATGGCTGTGGCTGTAAATCGCACGAAGGTGGATTTCTCCCGTGTGAAGCATATATCATTGGGAAAATCTGCGGTGCCTCCTGCACCGGACAATGTATATCGGATCATAGTTCTATTGTTGTTTCGAGCATTTCGTATATGGATGTGTCGATCACTTCCGTAATTCTTTTGTCGATGTTATCCACGGTTTGCGGCAACAGGTCTTTGATAATCTCGGTGCCCCCTCCCGAGCGGTACAAGATGCTGCCTTCCTCCCACAGCTTCTTGGCCGCCCAATATGCGTCGATGCTTTTGAATTCCAATCCATAGCGTGCCTCTTTGTCGCGTGCCCATTGCTTTATGTTCTGATAGAAACTTTCGAAGCTTCCGAATTCTTCTTGTGCATCCTGCGGAGAGTTACCCTCGTCTATATTCTTGATGTTATGCCGTCCCACAAACGAGACCGTGAACCCTCTGGCATTGCTTTCCACTTGCGACGCCATACTATCTGCCGTAGCGCCGGTAGTCTCTTCCGGGACATTCAGGGAGTTCACATTTTTACCGCTGTTTGTGCGTTTTGTTTGCAGATTTATTGTCACCTGCTCTTTAAGGGTGCTGAATTCCTCGTTACAGATGGCAACCAGCTTTTCAGGGCTGAAAAAGTTCTCTATCTTCGATATGTCCATCAGCAAACATTGTATGTAAGGACGAGTTTTGCCTCTACACCCGCGGCCAGGGCATCCAGTTTTTCAACCACTCCTTGCAGGCTTTCAACCTGCACCTCTATCCCATTTCGACGCAGGTTGTCGATTAATGAAAACGCCATTTGCTCCATGCGATCCGCAATGGGGGCTGCTTCAGTCTGTGTATCCGGCTCTGGCTTCCCGAGTGCATCGAGAAAGTAAAGCGTTGTCCTACGACGACGCCTGTTTGTCAGGTTAGTTTCGTATATCGGCTCCTGGAACAGCCGCAGCATTACGGGGTACTCTTTGACGTAATCCAGCAGGTAATTCGCCTCTTTGATCCTGGCATATAGGCATGTGTTGACGCCGCACTCTTTGGCAGCATCTTCGAATATTTTACTGAGGCTCTTTCTCATCGTCTGCGACTTTTGGATGGTTTGGGCTTGTTCATCTGAGCGAGCTTGCGTTGTGCCATGTTTTTGTCCCTCTCGGCTTCATATGCAAGGTATACGGTCGACCACCTCAGGTGCCATACATCGCTTGGCTGAATAGCACCCCCTACAAGCTGGCAGTATCCTAAGCATATTGTACTCATGCCCCGGTTCTTGCGTTGTACTTGTGCGTTTGCTTCTTGTGGCGTCAGGGGCATTTCGAGCTTTTTCCACGCCTTTGCTACGCCTTTGAGTTCGTTTTGTATTTCAATGAAATAGCGATAAGCGCGAATGAATTGTAGTTCGAGCACCTTTTCTCGGGCAATATCGTATCCTGCTCCCTCCCAGTCAATGCGTTTTGATCCTTTCCCCTTTGGGCTTATTAAACCCAGCATGACGGCCAGAACCTTTACGAAATACTCGTCGGTGGCCTCGATCCTTTCTATGGCGTTCAATTCACCCATCGTTATACCTGCGACGCTTCGGGCCTCGTGCTTCTTCCATCCGAATATGCGACGTTTTTCCTTAACATAGTCAGGCTTGGGTAATGCCGCAATAGATTCGTATATTCGTTTATTGCCGATACCGAATAAGGTGCCGTTCTTTATAATTACTTTCCTGATGGTATCGTTGGGTGATATTTTCATAATCCAAACCTGTTTATCTTTTCAAAAATATCCGACGAATAATCCGGCTTTACGTCTGTTTCGCCGCATAGCGAGCCTGCCAGTTGATGACACTCGTCGACCATCTCGTTCCATAGGGGCACAAGTCTGTACCACGGGGAGGCGGCACGGCTGTTGTCAGTCATTTTGATTTTCTCGCCAGCCATCGTATTGAAGGCAACATGTTCTCGCAGGTAATAGAAATAGACATACTTAGCGATGGGAGACTGTTTTGTGTCTGTATTTGCTATTTTTGCGGCTATTTCAGGATATTTGTCGATATTCTCAGCCACATATATTCCAAGGAGCATCCGAAGGAATTTAGGCTCATACCTGCGTATGCAACTCTCGACATTCCGTACAATCTCCTGTGCGGCGCCAGTCGGGGTGCATCCGCTTTTGACGTCTATTCCCGCAATATATGTGGGATCCTGTTCGAAGTATGTATAGTCTATAAGCATAAGAAAAAAGGGGAGACGCTTTCCGGCGCCTCCCCGCCTTGTTAGTTGGCAACTTTGGTCTTGTACGTGGCTTTGCCCGATTTCACAAGCGTTTCGGCATGCAAGGGCGACACGTTGTACTCTTTGCCTTTCTCGGGCATATAGATAGACTTGCCTGTGCTTACGATAGTTACCCTCTTGGTGAGGTCGATCTTCTTCATATCTTCCATGTTGTTGTTCGTTTAAGTTAATGACTATGCTGCTGCCTCGGCGGTTTTCTCCAGGGCGGCCTGTATGGTTGCGAAGTCGTCGTAGATGACAGACCCGGCGTCGATGGAGTTCTGGTATGAGTGAAGGCGCATTTCGGCGATCACCGTCACCATGTTGTGGCTGAAATCGTCGCCGTCACGGCCCCATTCCAGTCGCAGAGCGCGGTAGGGACGAACTTTCCAGCGCGAGGAATCCATCAGCAGGAACTTACCTGCGGGAATGTTGGTGGTTTCTACAACGGAGATGTTGCCGATGATCTTGCGCATCTCGTCAGTCAGGTAATGCCCGGCGGTATCTTTCGTTACGTCGAAGATCGCCTTGTCGGTCGGATGAAGGAAGAGAACGTCGGGAGAGAAATGCAGCAGGCGAAGTTGCAGAACGCCAGCGCGCACAACGTCGGCAATGTTGGGCATGGAGATTTTCCCGTTGAGCTCCGTAATGGTATAGCCAGGGGCTTTTGTTGTTACGCCGAGGATCTCGTTTCCGGTGCCGGTTCCTGCGATAACCTTCTCTTCCACGGTCTGCATCAAGTCTTGACGCAGCAGGGTGTTCACCTCCCCGCGGATGAAATCCGCATCTTCGAGGATTTCCGTCGAGAGCTTTGCGCGAACGGCAACCTTCTTTGCCGTAGACGTCTCCTCCTCGTATCCCCAGCTCATAAGGGGCTTGAGAGTTCCTTCGGCGATGAATGCCGAGCCGCCGTCGGGGTCTTTACGGTTGATCCACTTGATTGTCGGGGAACTTGTCGTGCCTTTCTGCAAGCGGGGCAGGATCGCATTCGGCTCGGTAGCCGCTGCTGCAATGCCCGGCACGACTTCGGTGTTGAATGCCGCGATGGGGACAGCGGCCGTCGTGGTCGTCATGGCTGCTGCCTCGGCCTTCATCTCGATCTCGATACTTACCGTGCGGCCGCCCTTTACGGCGTCGATGTTCTCTTTCCCTGAGAAGAATGCCTTGATCTTCTCCTGCGCTTCATTCTCGGATGAAACGGTGGATTTCTGCATGAGGCTGATGGTGCGCCCTTGCTCTTTGATTATCTCCCGGATCTCGTCGATGGATTTCGTTTGATCGAGAGCGTCTACTTTGTCTTCGATAGCCTTCATTTTGGCCTCGAAGTCTGCTTTGCCGATAAGCCCCGACTTGTATTCATCGAGTATTCCTTTCAGCTCTTTCTTGATGTCGTCGTTCATGTGTGAATTGGTTTAGTTAAACAATGTTTTTCTGACTATTTCGATGATTTCAGTGTCATCCGAAGATTTGTTGCCCAGGATGTTTAGGGCGCTTTTGAGGCTGTTGCAAAGTGCTTCAATCCTGTTTCCTCCTGCTTCCGAAAGGTCGCATTTGCGCAGGATGTTGTTGAGCTCTTCTTGATAGGCAATGATGTCCTCTACGCTTTGCAAGCCCTTGACGTCAAGAGCTGGGGTGAAGGGATTGCAGCCTGCGAACACGGTGCTGTACTCATACTTGAGCTGCAGCTCCGCGATGTCATCTCCCGCAATAGCATCGTTGTGGTTCTTGTTGAGAACCCGGTAGCAGTAGGAGTGTTCGACATCTCGTTTCTCGTCTGCGCAATGCTTATAGTATTCGAATATATCATGCCCAGCTGCCTTACCGAGTATAAGTTTGCTCTCGACGAGGGCATATTCATCTGTTTCCCATGCTTTTCGAGGCGTCCCAACAACATGATCCAAGTCTTGTTTGTGGTCGATGCAGTGTTTGATCCGGGACATATCTGCAAACGACTTAGTAAACGCCCCTTTGCGCACAATGTCTTCTGCATGATCCTCTTCGTTGAACTTTGATATGGCAATGACAACAACGCCCTGATCGCGTTTGATGTCGTCTATACTTCCCTTGAATGATTTTATTCTGTCTTCCATATTAGATTTGATATTTTAATAGTTCGCTTCTACCTTCCTCTGGTGTCATTATTCCTAATTGTATGGCAGCTCCGATATAATTTACGGCGCTGTTCATACATTCCGCCTGGTCTTTCTTTGAGGGCTGGAACATTTCCAGATGGTCGAAGAACGGCATGAATCCGAATCCTGTGAAGCCGTATATCTTGTTGAGCACGCGCATTATATTTTGTGCAGAAGGAATAATGTCATTCACGTAGAATTCGATCTTGGCCTCTCCGAAATTGCTGTAGGTGCTACCTTCTACGTCGAGCAGAATGCTGGGCACCTGATATGTATAAGCGATGTCTTTCTTGCAGTTGCGCTGAATGTCTGTAAGTCCGAGGTCGGAAATAGTGGACGACACAGGGACAAAGGATGCCTTGTATGACGTAATGGCGATCTTGCATTTGTTGCGCATGATCCCGTATTTGTCCAATTGCTCACGGAGCGCTTCCTTGTCCTCTTTGGTGGCTGGCACGATATTATCGACCATCGGATCATCTGACATGAGGGAGAGAATGCCGAGCATACCTCGGTTGACAAGCAATTCGTTTACGGCTTGGTAGGAGGCCAGGAAAGTGTTGACAGGGTACTTGAGGGCGACAAGCCGTGAAGTAGCGCCCCCAATCTTGTTAAGCGCGTAAGTTACGTCGTTTACAACGAACATCTCCTCTTTGGGGATCGTCAGGTTTATCCCGCCCCCAAGGTTTATGGTGTAATCACGGATATCGGAGTTGGGTGCAAACGAAGGTATGGAGGATGGTACCTCGTTTTCCGTAACCATGAGGTTAGGTATTACATACAATTCGAAATCACCCTTAATACCTACCAAAGGCACCTTCACTATGTAAGCCTTGCCGAATATCTGAGAAAAGAACTCGATCATGCAAACGAATTCCGAAAGGGTTTGGTAGGGATTGGGGTGGTTAATCCGCTCGAACTCACGCGGCTTTTCAATATCTTCCCCTTTGTCGTCTTTCGCCCAATACCGGGCGTCCGATATGGCAGATACTTTCTTCGTGATGATAGAAGCTAAAATAGAGCATGACGCGAATGCGCGCGCCTGCCCGTCCGGTGTGGAGGTGTCGATAAACTCATCCTTCGTCCCGAGCAGATTTTGCCAGTCCCGCAGGTCTATGTATAGGCTTTGCTGTGGGTCTCCGGTCTTTTCGGAACATTTAGACATCTTTATTTCGTATCCAAGGAGTTTCATGCGGCAATATGATTGCGGAATGCAGTCATCACGACGTATCGGGCTGCATCCCAAAGGTGATTATTCTTGTCTACGGGTTTATTTATCGCCAGCCCGTTTATAGAATCCCACACATAGGTATTGGCTTCGTTTTTCATGTTCTTGGTCTTGACGCAGTGGATGCGGAAGTTTTTCATGTAGGATATACCGATGGTTATACTATCCTGGAATTTCTTGGCCTTGATTACATTCAACCCCCGAAGTTGAAGGGAACGCACCATGCCTTCCGGATTCTTGGCGTATTTATCCGCGCTATCTGCTATGGCATATCCGTGTTTACCGAGAATTGGGGCCACGATGTTATACAATACCTCGGGATCGTCTACGGGCGAATAAAAGCGTTCATGCAGATATAAGTCACGCCCTCGCACTCCGACATGAATAATAGCCGTCGGATCATTTGTGAAGCCGAAGTCGATGCCATAGGCTGTATATTCCAAATCGTCCGGGAAACTGTCGATCCAGTCTATATTGGGGAATATTAATCCTTCCTGCGCCGCGCGCTCCCCGAGACCGTATACCTTCCATCTGAATTCGTCGGCGGTTCCTGCTGCGATATTTTCCGGCGTGGGCTCGTAACTTTCGATAGTCCTGCGTACGCTGTCAGGGCAGAAAGGATTGTCCTTGTAGGTTGTTTTGGTGAATATGGTATCCGGCTGCCCTTCAAGCTCAAAAACCCAGTGTTCCGTATATTTGGGGTTCCAGTCGCCAATAATCATGGTTGTACAACGCATCGTGATATTATTGAACTGCGCCGGCGATATGTCGTCCAACATTTCGTTGAAGTATATGATGTCGCAGTCGTGCCCCTCCTTCACATCCATCTTATCAAGCCCACGGAACCGGATGATGCTGTCGCCTATGTGGTATTCGGGGAGTATCTTCTCGCTATACATGCTGTCGGGATCATATATCCCGCGGCATTGTAGTTTCTTCTTGAAGTCTCCCAATGCCTTTTCCTTGCAGTCTTGCAATGTGGAGCGGTAGACATAGATTTTATATGCACCATCACCCGCAGCACAGATGTCATACAGGAAGTCGAAGGTGTCGAAAGTCTTCCCCGAACGGGAACTCCCCTCGTTGAATATGCGTAGTACGACGCCTTTATTGCGGTACTTGCGGAAGAAGTACAGCATGATCTTGTAGACCTTGCCCCGATATGTGCGTGCATCAAGCTCCATTTTCATTCGTGCTTTGTTTGCCGATGGACTGGATGATAGATGCAGCTTCCGGATCAAGTATGACTTGTACCGTCTCCCGAGGCTTGTTGATGCTCTCGCCGTTGGTGGTTATATCCTGTTTGTCGGCGAGTTTGAGAACACGTGTAATGACGCCGGAATCGTATATGCCAGCTATTGCGCCCGACAATTGATCGGCTTCAATTTCTTCGCGCACGCGCGCAATGATGTGGAAAAACTCCTCCCTTTTGCCGTAATCAAAAAATGTGTCACGGAGTATTCCCGCATATACACAGAACCCAACAATAGTTTTAGGACGTTGGAGTTCGAGGTCTACAAGGCCATGTTTTGTGGGCACTTGTTTTATGATTGGATTGTTCTTTGTCCAATTGGCATATTCCTCAAACTTGACTTCGAGAGCTTCAGGTGTATATACGCAAGGACGGCCCACTTTGCGGGTGGGCTTGATGGTGTCGTTCGCCTTTGTGTCTTTTACACTCTTTGCCATAAATGAAGGTCTGCCGACGGATGCGCCAACAGACCTTCTGCTACGATAGCAATGTACTTTCGATGTTCGGCCGTTGCCTGCATCCTCACAGGCTTACAATGCAAAGATTTCGACGGATATTTAAATAACAATGGGAAATGATGAAATTTTTTGAAAAAAATATTATTGGGCGGATTGTTCTAAAGGTTTGTCTTTCCCCTATGATGAAACCTTATTTTGGCGGCCTTCATTGTCCTAAAGGTACAAAAAAGCCCCGGTCATACGGCCGGGGCTGATGTTGAACGAACTTCTCGCTATTTATTCATGTAGTCAATCAAAACCTGCGCAGGACATCCCATTGTCCGCAGATTGTTCTTGATAATTCCTATCGGGATGGGATTTATATGCGTCTGGAATATGACAGGACGAAGCATGCCCTTCTTGCACCATTTTTCATGGCCGCCTTTGATGCCGCCATATTCCCATCCCAAGTGCTTTAGGAACCGACGAAAATCCGCAATGTCAATATTCGATAAAGCACCCATTATGCACAAGGAAGCGTTATATTCTCCCGAATAGTCCTGTATGCTTTGTTATCGACAATATCTGCCAGCTCGCTGCTTCGGGTGATAAGATCGCTCGTCTTTGGAGGCTGTCGCTTTTTCCATCCATAAGATTCGAGCAGCGCACTAAGAGTTCCCTCAGATATAGCGTACTTTAAGATTTCTTCAAGCATGATTTCAAAAGACCGTCTTGCCTCCTCCTCGCTATTCCCGTATCCGAGAATATCAAGGGCAGCGCAATAGGCATAGTAAATCTTGTCCTCCTCATAGAGGATGACGGCCAAACTTACGCTTATGCCAGTACCTTCTTTCATTGGATAGCTTCCATTAAATTGCTGCGCTTTCATCGTTGGGATGGTAGTTGTTATGCAAATATAACATATTTCATGCTAAAAAACGCACAAAGGTAGTGAATAATTATATACTTTGAGTAAAAAAGCCCCGGTCATACGGCCGGGGCTGAAAGGTAGGGGAGGGTTACCAGTCATCAGCGCTTTTACATGTTGGTGCAGTCAACTCTGCCATTATTTTACTTTCAATTAATGTCATCATGTCATTACATCCATCTATTATTGCTCGTCTATAAAACCCCTCCCTTGCTGTTTTCATTTTCCCGTTGGGTTTGAAGCAAACTTCATAAGTGAGGGCTTCTGCTGGCCAATCAGCAGGGTTGAGGTATATGCCGTTTACTACCCCTCCAGGATAATGCCCCTTTATATCGTATATATCAATTTTATAGCGACCATCTTTTGTTTGGATTTTGAGGGTATACCAAACTTGAGCGGCTTGAACACCACCCATCAGACCGCGAGTAGGTACTTTTGAAAACCCCTTACAAACTAATATATGAGACTCCTTGTCCTCCATCTGGATGACGTCATTCGCAGAGTTGAATAATTCTGTTATACACAATCTTACTGAGTTGAATATTTTGTCTGCGTTACATTCGTTCGCTGAAACTATTTTCGAGAATACAACTCTACCATCCTCAGTAAACGGCATTTTGCCTTTGCCATATCTGTTTTGATCAGCCTCTTTGTCACTCTGGGCCAACATGGGGATTGCAAGAAAGAGTAAAGGAATAATGAGTAAAGTCTTCTTCATATTATCCTATTTTATTCGACTTTTCAACATTGCATTTTTGGCAAAGCAACTGCATGTTCTCTAATGTAGTTGCCCCGCCTTTTGAAAAAGGTATGATGTGATCGAGTTGTAAGTTTTGTGTGGATCCGCAGTATACGCATCGGCCACCATCACGCTTATATACTGCATCTACTATTTCCCTGGGAATTGGTGGCCGCTTTGGCTCATCACCGAATAGTTCTCCGCTGTCGATCAGTTCTTGCCGTACGATTTTTTCAAGTTGACGTATACGGTATTTTTCTTTAATACGCGCTGCAATCTCGGCTTTTTCACGCTCTTCCTGTTCTTGTTGAAACAATATTCTCCGTCGTTCCTGCTCTTCTGCTGACAGGGAAGCTCGATGATAATCACCTGCCGCAAGGTATTTTTCTAACGATGTAATATTATCAAAATATACTTTTCGAGGATTGATGCCCTGTTGTTGACCAACGATGCCAGCACTCTCTAATTGCATCATAATGCGCCCAGCCCGATTAAATCCAACTTCAAATTTTCGCTGAATTTCTGTTGTGGATATGCCTCCATTATTGACTGCATATCTTGCTACTTCCTCGAATAGCAAATCGTATTTTATGGGAGCTGGTTCTTCGAAGTAGTAATCCATCATGTATAAAATTTGTTTGTGCTATTGAAATAATCCGAAGTTTTTATGTTTTGGTCTGCGGGCGCCCCGGTCATTTTTAAAGGAGACCGTAATCTCCTTTAAATGTGTAGCTCGATTATATGGAACTTATTTTGGGTGGTTCTATTTTATCATATTGCTTCCGCTCTAATGAAGATGGCATTAGTCTAATTAGAATACCGCTATGCCTCTTTTTTTTGGGCAGCAGCTTCTGCCCCAGGTGTGATGCCTTGCATCTTCTCGATGATGGTGATCAGTCTGGATACTTCCCGATCTCGCCGTTCGAGAGCTTCAAAGAATTTCATTCTCTCCATAGTATCTAAGTTATTTGTTTCAGCTTTCGTTGGCGTGACGTCTTCGCCTCCTTGGCTGATAGGTTGGTCTTCTATGTTGGATATGCCAAAATATTGGAGTATGTATCTGGCATTTGCTCTACTCGGCTTGCCTTCTCCTTTCTTCCATTTGCCGATAATTGTCTGTGACAATCCAGTCGCTTTGGCGATTTTATACGGAGTGTCTTGTGTGCTTCGTAGTAATTCTACGGCCTTATCTATCAGTTTATCAGGCATGAAGGTAATCTGTCTATAATATTTTGGAATGCTATAAAATTATTTTATTAAAAATACTTCACTATTGTATTGATGTGCTCAAATAGTTTAGTATATTTGCAATATCAAACCTAATGCAAGTGCAAAGTTAAAATAGGTTTGAAGTATAAACAATGTAAAGTTATACAAAAAACGCAGAAATAACCAAATAAAACAGAAATAAAACAATGATGACGGACGAAAAGATACAAGAAAACGCCTTTACAAAAGGTCTCGCCGTTGCAGATAAAATGCCGGGCAAAATAGGGACTATGATTCGGGAGGATTTACGCCGGGGGCTTGGTAATATTACCCCTCAAGCCTTGTGCTATCGGGCGAATGGTAATCTGGAGCATACGGATTTTGAGCGCAAAGGCATTGAAGAAACCTTTACCAACTACGGAATCAAAGAGCCGTGGGGGCTGGCGTAGCTATGAAAACCGATACCATACTGAGCAAACGTGAGCGAGAGGTTATGAACCTCATCGTGCTGGGATATTCGGCCCGCGAGATCGCAGATCGGATGAATGTCATATACCAATGTGTAGCGAATCATCTGCAAAGCATCTACGACAAGACGGGCTGCAAGCGAACATTGCATGCACTTGTCACCTGGTATTTCACGCAGAACTTCGGCATCACGCTTAACATATCGGAAATGACCCGGCGGGTCGGAGCGGCGATTCTTCTCTGCCTGTTCTCGGTTGAATTATTGAGCTCCAGCTTTGAGTGTCGCATGATGCGCCGAGCAAGGCGTAGAGCTGACGATATAGAGATACTTACGGTAATTGAGGATTAACCACGGACTTTAAACACAAAACATACCCACCATGAAAACACTTTATCTCTGGGTTTCAGACAAAGGCTGGACACCCTTTCAGTACAATGAACTTTCTGAATTATCCTCCGAATTTGAGGCGCGCAATATCAAACTGGGCGACGGGTGCAAACTGGGCTACGGGTGCAAACTGGGCGACGGGTGCAAACTGGGCTACAGGTGCGATGTTCCTAAATCGCTATTTATCAGCGCATCTCGTCATACAGTATCCTATTGGGGTGAGGATGTTATTCAAATAGGCTGCAAACGCTACACCATTTCCGAGTGGCAGAAGCATTTCCGAAAAATTGGCGAGGCCGAAGGCTATAGTCCCGAGCAGATGGAGGAATACAAAGGGTATATAGACCTGATCGCTGCAATGCACAAGACGTGGGCGTTACACTAAAACATCCTAACCATGAAAAGCGAAAAAGCAAAACAATATTTGTTGAAAGTGGTAACACCGATAGCGATGATGTATCCCTATTGTCCGGGAGAATGCGATATTAAGCTAATAGAGGCAAAACGGGCTATCTAGCTTGCCGAGCAGGAGGCCGAGGAGCGGATGCGCGAGAAAGCAATAGAGGCGTTTTGCGACGAATGCGCATGTTTTGAGGCGTGTATTTGTTGTTTGCCGGCTGGGGCATGCGACAGAAAGAATAATTTTATCCAAAAACTGACCAAGAAATGAAAACGATTGAGGAAAGAGCAAAAGCATTTTGCGAAAATAACATCTGCGTAGATTGCGGAGATCGAAAGAATTGCGACCGGGGGTGTGTGGGATGCTCTATTTCTACCTACTCCGCCCTTGAATGGCTTATCCAGTTCGGAAAATCCGAGCACGAGGAACTGATGCGCTGGCACGACCCGAAAGAACCACCCGAACCGGGACGGGTTGTGCTTGTAAAGCGGAATCCAAGCTCTATCATACCGTATGATTTGGGGCATATTGATAACGATGGGAACTGGGTGGATTCGTGGTGTGGTTCTCCGATAGATGATAAGATCCTCGGCTGGCGGGAAATTCACGAATAAGACAGAGCTATGAAAACAGAGAAAACAGCGGCCGAAAGGCGCAAGGAATTGGCGACCCTCTTGTTTTGCCAAAGTTATCTATACTATCACGATATGC